GTACCAGCCTAATTGCAGTTGCGCCCCCTGCCTTCGTGGTGGGGGGACTTTTTTAACTTAATTAGGAGATTTATTATGGCAGCAGCAACAGCAGTAGTTTCCCGTAGGGGAAATGACCAGTTCCGAGGTCTTTTTTCGGATACTTGGTCTGTAACAGCAACTCTAAACGCTTCATCTTTGGCTGATGGCGTTGGCGAAACAAACACCATCGCAGTTCCTGGTGTGGCTTTGGGCGACATTGTGATGAACGTAAGTTTGGGTGTAGATGTCTCTGGCATCTCCATCACTCCTTATGTTTCAGCCGCAGGAGTTGTCTCTATTCGTTTCCAAAACGAATCAGGCGGTACTTTGGATTTAGCAAGCACTACAGTTAAGTGCATTGTGGTTCGTACTGTGTAATAAAAGGGGGTTAATACCCCCCTTTTTAAAGGATTCTTATGGCTACATTTCGTTGTTTAGTAAGCGGTCAAACCGTAACTTTCATCCATCAGCACGATATTGACAGCATGAAAGGTCATGCCGGATATGTCAGAATTGATGAATTAGTAAAAGAGTCCTTTGAAAAGCCTGTAATATTGTCTCAACCACAGCCTATTAAGAAGGCTGGTCGTCCAAAGAAAGTCGCAAATGTCTGAAATTGATCCACGCGAATTTGGCAAGCTAGAAGCCCAAGTTGAGGCTTTACAGACTGAAGTTCATGCACTTCGGCAAGATATTAAGACCCTTTTAGAGATGGCTAATAAGTCTAAAGGTGGTTTCTTTGTAGGTATGGCTATTGCCTCCATTGTTGGTGGTTTTATTTCATTTATTGCCACTAAGGTAATGCGATGAAACTCTTATCTGCTGATATTTGTCCAATAGCCACTCAGGACATTACGATTAACCTGAAAAACCGAAACAATGCTTTTAAGAAGTTCGGTTATGGCCCTCCTAATCCAGATGAACCTAATGAGTTATTTTGGCTAAAGAAAGCCAAGATGTACAACGCACCCACAGATAGCATCAAATCAATGAAATGTGGCAATTGTGCGGCTTTTATCCAGACCCCTAAGATGATGGAGTGCATCATTAGTGGATTAGAGAAGGATGAGGGAGATAAGGAGTTGTCCTATGACGAGAATTTCGTTAAAGCCGCTGATCTCGGGTATTGCGACCTATTTCAGTTTACTTGTGCTGCCGCCCGTACTTGTGATGCGTGGAAAGGTGGCGGCCCTATTACTAAGGAGAAACCATGATGTACGGAAAAACAAAGATGTCCAGTCAAAAGATGCCTAAGAAGCCTAAAGGTATCCCTGTAGCCATTATGGTTGCTGTTGGCAAGCCTAGAGCTATGCCTACCCGTGGTAGCCGTACCGCTACTAACATGATGAAAAAGACTGGTCGTGGCAAATGAAAAAGACCAAAGCAGAAGCCAAGATCTCCAAGGTTATGCGTGAGTACAAAGAAGGTACTCTGCACTCTGGTAAGGGTGGCCCTGTGGTCAAAAAGCCCAAACAGGCCATTGCCATTGCTTTAAGCCAAGCAAGGAAAAAGAAATGAAACAGGGTTTGTATGCCAACATCAATGCCAAACAAGAACGTATCAAAGCCGGTTCTAAGGAAAAAATGCGTAAAGTCGGTTCTAAAGGCGCTCCTACTGAGGCGGCTTTTAAGGCTGCGGCTAAGACTGCGAAGAAAAAATGAAATCTCCTACTTGGCAAACAAAAGCGGGAAAAAACCCTAAGGGGGGGTTGAACGCCAAGGGTAGAGCATCTTATAATGCAGAAACTGGTGGCAATTTAAAGCCTCCGGTAAAGTCGGGAGATAACCCTCGTAGGGCATCCTTTTTAGCACGAATGGGCAATATGTCCGGAGCTGAGATGAAAGATGGAAAGCCTACCCGACTTCTTCTTTCTCTTAATGCTTGGGGCGCATCGTCTAAGGCAGACGCAAAGGCTAAAGCCAAGGCGATCTCTAAGAGGAACAAGAAATGACTTACCTCCAACTGATAAACAATGTGTTGATTCGCTTGCGGGAAACCCAAGTTGCGTCTAACAATGAAACCGCTTACTCAAGTCTGATTGGCTTGTTTGTCAATGATGCCAAGCGTCAAATTGAAGATGCTTTTAGTTGGAATGTCTTAGGTCAAACAGTCAATATTACTACTGCTGGCGGTACTTACATCTATTCGATGACTGGTGCGGGTCAGAAGTTTCAAGTGATGGATGCTCTGAATACAACATCTAATGTTGGCTTGCAGAATATCTCATTTGTAGAGATGAACAGATTTCAGAACTTAGTTCCTACTGTAACTGGTGTTCCTGAGTACTACGCATTTGATGGTGTTGATGCCAGTGGTGATACCAAGGTAGTCATCTATCCACGACCTGATGGAGTCTACAACCTTCCTTTTGCCTTGACAGTACCCCAAGCACCATTGGCGGCTGATGGCACTGTAGTGCTTGTTCCTGATTACTTGGTTGTTCAGAATGCTTATGCAAGAGCATTGGTTGAGCGTGGTGAAGATGGTGGTTTGAACTCTTCCGAGGCATATCAACTGTATAGAGGTATGTTGGCAGACCAGATCGCCCTAGAGAGCACTCGCTATCCTGAAAATCAAGAGTTTGTATCAATATGAGCCAAGCATTACAGACCGCAAGCATTTCAGCACCAGGTTTCTACGGGCTGAATACGCAAGACTCTCCGCTTGATTTAGCGGCAGGGTTTGCATTGGTTGCGACTAACTGTGTAATTGACCAGTATGGACGTATTGGCTCACGCAAGGGATGGAGTGCGCTTAATTCATCTACTGGTAACTTAGGATCTAACCCTGTTGGTGTGATTCACGAGTTGGTTGAAACAGATGGTGCATTAACTGTTCTGCTTGCCGGAAATAACAAACTGTTTAAACTTGGTACTTCCAATGCGCTGACTGAGTTAACTTATGGTGGTGGCGGTACTGCACCAACAATTACAGCAAGCAATTGGCAGTGTGCATCTCTCAATGGGATAACTTATTTCTTTCAGTCTGGCCACGATCCACTGATCTATGATCCCGCTGTTAGCACTACGACATATCGTAGAGTTACCGAGAAGTCTGGTTATGCCGGAACAGTACCCGCAGGAAACATTGTTTTATCTGCCTATGGTCGTTTGTGGGTAGCAGATACAGCAACTAACAACACTACTGTTTACTTTTCTGACTTGCTATCTGGACATATCTGGACGGGGGGCACTTCTGGCACTTTAATAATCAACCAGTATTGGCCTAATGGTGCAGACAATATTAGTGGTTTGGCTGCTCACAATAACTTCTTAGTTATTTTTGGTCAGCGTCAGATTCTTGTTTATACAGGGGCAAATAATCCAGCCGCACCCACTTTTACTTTGACTGATACTGTGGCAAGCATTGGATGTATTGCAAGAGACTCAATTCAAAGTACTGGTAAAGATATTCTGTTCTTATCAAACTCAGGGCTAAGATCATTTGCTCGAACAATCATTGAGAAGTCTGTTCCTATTGGCGACATATCAAAGAATGTTCGTAGTGATTTCATGGGCATTGTTGCTACTGAAACTCCGGCAAACATAAAATCTGTTTACTCAGAGACTGAAGCGTTTTACCTTATTACTATGCCTTTTTCTAAAGAGGTGTATTGCTTTGACACACGTGGTCAATTGCAAGACGGGTCGTTTAGGGTAACAAAGTGGGATTCAATAGAGCCAACTGCTTTATTGTCTAGACGCAATGGCGATGTTTTGTTGGGTAAAACAGGTTACGTTGCAAAGTACACAGGCGCACAAGACAACACATCTTCATACAGGATTCTGTACTATACAAATCATGCAGACTTAGGTACTACGGGTGTTACATCAGTCTTAAAGCGTTTAAAAGTTATTGTGATTGGTGGAACAAACCAGTTTGTGACAATGAAATGGGGTTTTGATTTTATTGCAAATTATTTATCAACCAATGTACAGATTCCAACTCAAGGCGTAGCTGAATATGGCATTGCTGAGTATGGTGCAAATGCTACTGTAGTTGCCCAATATGCTGATGGTGTGGCTTTGCAAACATTGAGTGCTTCTGCTTCTGGTAGTGGGAAGATTGTCCAAACTGGTTATGAAGCCGACATAAATGGCTCTGGCTTATCAATTCAGCGCATTGAAATTCAATTTAAAGACGGGAAGACAGTATGAGTAACTATACACAAAGTACTAATTTTGCAACCAAAGATGCTCTATCAAGTGGTGATCCACTAAAGATCGTCAAGGGTACTGAGATCAACACAGAGTTTGTTAATATCTCTGTAGCCATTGCGACTAAAGCTGATCTAGCATCACCTACATTTAGTGGCACTCCATCTCTGCCTACTGGTACTACTGGCGTTACTCAAAGTGCCGGAACTAGTAATACTACGATTGCTACAACGGCATTTGTTGCCGCCGCCGCTACTGCCGCTGTACAACTTGCATATCCTGTTGGTTCAATTTATACCGCTGTTGTCTCAACCAATCCAAGCACACTGTTAGGCTTTGGCACTTGGACAGCGTTTGGTGCGGGTCGTGTCATGGTTGGCTTTAACGCCTCCAATGCGCTTTTTGATACTGCTGAAGAAACTGGTGGCTCTGCTGATGCAACTGTTGTATCTCACACACATACTTTTAGCGGTTCAACAAGTACAACATCCCTAACAGGTACTTTTGTTGCGGGTAAGCCAAATGGTGCTTCTGGTATTGTAAGTTTTACTAACCTTGTTGGTGGTAGTGGAAGTGGCGACCAATTTAGTGGTGGTCAATATTCTGTTGATGCTTCTCACTCACATACTGTATCTGGTACGACAGGCTCATCTGGATCTTCTGCAACAAACGCCAACTATCAACCCTACATTACTGTTTATATGTGGAAACGCACAGCATGATTTTGCACCACTTCAGCGATGGTCTATATGCTAAAGAAGCGCAGTTTACTGCGGGTTCAGCCATTCTGAAACATGTACATGACTTTAGCCATTTGTCTATTTTGGCTAAAGGTAAAGTAGCAGTGATGATGGGTGAAGAGATAGAAGTTATTGAAGCGCCAGCGTGTGTAGAGATAAAAGCGGGTTTGACGCATGGTATTAAAGCGTTAACAGATTGTGTTTGGTTTTGTGTACATGCCACTGACGAGAAAGACCCGTCAAAAGTGGACGATATTTTGATTGGAGTTTGATTATGCCTATTTCAGCAGCCGTAATTGGTGGTGGAGCATCCTTATTGGGTGGCTTACTTGGTGGTAATTCTGCAAAGAAAGCCGCAAAGATTGAAGCTGATGCTAGACTTAAAGCGGCACAATTATCCGCTGAGGAGTCAAGGTTTCGTCCTGTTGGCGTAACTACACGATTTGGGTCATCTAATTTTCAGTTTGATCCTACAACTGGTCGTGTTAGTGGTGCTAATTACTCATTAGACCCCGCTTTAACAGGTATGCAGAACCGATTTATGGGTTTGGCAGAAGGTGGTTTAACACAAGCAGAACAAGCGCAAAGACAGTATGCTCCGTTGCAAGGTGCGGCTCAAGGCTTGTTTAATCTTGGCCAACAGTATCTTGCTCAGTCACCAGAACAAGCCGCTCAAGATTACATGCTTAGTAAGCAGAACTTGTTAGCTCCTAGTCGTGAGCGTCAATATTCTCAATTACAAACTGGTTTGTTTAATACTGGTCGAGGTGGTTTGTCTGTTGGCGGTACTGGTTTGCGACCTGGTGGTGGCGAGGGGCTAAAAGCCTCCAGTCCTGAGATGGAAGCCTATTACAACGCTATTGCCCAACAAGACGCACAATTGGCATCTGAAGCAATGCAAGCCGGTCAAGCTCGGACAGCTTTTGGCGCTGATTTGTTTCGTACTGGTGGCAATTTAGGAAACCAAATGTATGGTTTACAGGCTTCAGCTCTTGGCCCATATCAAGCATATCTATCAGGCGCTACAGGATTAGAGAATCTTGGTCAACAAGCACTAACAATGGGCACTGATTTAGGCCGTAACATTGCCAATCCACAAGGCGGTCAAGCTCTGTATCAAGGAGGTACAGGTGCGGCTCAAACTATGGGTATGGCAAATGCCTATAACCCATTTGCAACAGCATTGACAGGATTCTCTCGTAGTCCTGCGCTTTCAAATGCGGCAGCAAGATTGTTTGGTGGATATAACGCGTCTGCTGACATTGGCGCTTATCCTGCTGGAAATCCATATGCAACAGGTGAGTACGCCAACCCAGAATATTGGTCTTAAGGAGTAAATCATGGCAGAAATCGTTCAATCTTTATTTGGTATTACTCCTGAAACATATCAACAAGGCCAACAGGCTATGGTTGATACACAGGCATTGCAATACGCTAAATTAAATCCATTTGAGCAAGCTAACTTTGCTATTGGTCGTGGTGCTACGATGCTTGGCGGTGCTCTTGGCGGCGAAGATCCAATGCGTAAAAGAATTGAGCAACGACAACAAATATTACAACAGATTGATATAACAAATCCCGCATCAATGGCTCGTGGTGTTGATTTGTTTTCTCGTGCTGGTGATTTTGGGGCGGCTCAAGAACTTGCTACAAGACTACAGGCTACGAGAAAAGCGCAACAAGAAACATTAAAAACTGGCGCAGAAGCAGAAAAATTAGGTGGTGAAAATTTAGCTAGACAAGCTCAAATTCGTCAATTAGTTACTCAATTAGGGGTTGATGAAAATCAAGCAACTGCAATTGCCTCTAATCCTGATTTGCTAAAGCAATACTTAACTCCTAAATCTCAACAAGGTCTAGAATTACTTAAGACTGGCAAGTTTTCTCCTGAAAGTGTTAACAATTGGATTAAAGGTGTTGGAAATCTTGAAGTTATTGACAAGTTTAATAAACCAGAAGACAAATTTATTGCTAAAGCTGTTGAGCTTAAATTTGGTGAAAAAGCTAAATATGGCGATTACACACCAGATCAAGTTGCGGCTGTAAATAAAGCATTGTTTGATGAAGGAATTGCTGGGAAGAAAGCCGGTGCAATGGCTGTTCAGATACCTCTTGGCGATGTACTTCAAAAAGTTTTTCAATCAAGAGATGCAGAAGATTCAGCTAAAGCATTTGGTCAAGCAGGAGAGGCTTATACAATTACTGTTCCATTGATTAGCAAGTTAACAACTGTTGAAAATACAGTAAACAATGCTTTTACTGGCGCGGCATCAAATATCAATCTTACTATTAGCAAAGGATTATCTGCACTTGGCGTAAAAGTAAGCGATAGAGCTACTGATACCGAGATTGGAGAAGCAATTTCAGCACAGGTTGTTCAACAGATTGCTAAGGTCTTTCCTGGTAGCCAATCTAACAAAGAATTGGATCAATTGCTTAAGAGTAAGTTTAATCTTAAACAAGAACTTCCAACAATCTTACGTTTAGTTGGGCAGATTAAAGATGAAATGCTTGCTCAAACCAAAACTTATGAGCAAATGGCCAATCTTCCGGCCACTGAGCGTACTAACTTTAATGCTAAGTTGGCACAAGGTCAGAACTATCAGAAGATTCAACAGTATCGTGATTACGAAAAGAAGTATTTAAACAAAACAATCACTGCTGAAGAACGCGCTCAAGCGGCTAAATTGAAACAAGAACTTAACTTTTAAGGAGTCAACATGGCAGATATTGACTGGAGTGTTGCTCCTCAAGAGATGAAACCTGGTCTTTCTCGTGAAGAGGAAGCAAAACAACAACAAGAGTTAAACCGAACAAGACTTGGTTTAGCCAAATCATTATCGCCATTTGTTTCTTTGCCATTAGAAGTATTGCCAATTGACCAACCAACATCTTTACCACAAGCGGGCGGACTTGCCGGAGGATTGGCAGGTCTTGCATTTCCACAATCTAGGTTTATGTCGCCTATTGCTAGATTAACTCAAGCTGCACCCGCCATTACTAGACCATATATTCCATCACTTGCTGGCTC